AATGAATGGTATGAAAAAATAAAAAAAGAGAAGATAATGACAACCCAGGAGATAGCACAGGAATTGGATATAGATTATACTACATCAGCAGGAAATCCTGTATTTTTAGATTTTAGGAAGGAAAAACATACAGGAGAATTTCAGGTAAATCCGTTTAAGCCTATATTCAGAGGTTGGGATTTTGGTTATCACCATCCTGCAGTTGTTTTTGCACAGTTTGATGATTATGAAAGGTTAATCGTTTTGGATGAGATAATGGGAGAGGATATTCTATTAGAAGTATTTGTAAAGGATTATGTATTGTGCAAGTATAAGGGGCATCAAGGTGGATTTGTAGATTTTTGCGACCCGGCAGGAAGTCATAAGAATGATGTATCAGAAAAGACATCAATAGAGATTTTAAATGGTTGCGGAATATACCCAATATGGAGAAAAAGTGAGATAGTGGAAGGATTAACAATTATAAGGAAGATGTTAATAGAAGATAGAGCGGGGAAGCCAGCAATTATGATAGATAAGAGGTGTAAGGTTTTAATAGATGGTTTTTTGGGAGGATATCATTATCCTGAAAAAACCGAAGGGAAGCCTGAAAAGGAACTTCCTGAAAAAGATGGATATTATGAGCATCTTATGGATGCTTTAAGGTATATAGTAGTAAATACAAAGACAATGTTTGAATTTAAAAAAGGAAGAAGGCGGGAAGAGGCAAGGAAGGGAAGGGAATATACAGGATATTAAAAATTAAGGAGGTAAAATAAAATGCTAACAATGAGGGAGAGATGGGATAGGAGCCGAAAGAAAGCAGGCGAGATTTCTGATTACTCATTAGGCTCAAAGATGACGCAGTTTTTAAGGAATTTATTTGTTGGGAGCGGAGATTTTATAGCGAGTTCGGATTTAGAGGAAGAAGATTCGGGAGGTTTGGAGAATAGTGGTGGTGGAGAGGAGTATAAGAAGTTGCTGGTGCCAAGTAAGACAACTGAGAAAAGTTATATAGAACCGGAAAAAAGTTATATAGAAAAATCAATTGAGAATCTATTAAATAAAGATGAGATTAGAGCAGGTAACATAAGGAAAAGAATAATGGATATATTGAATACTAAAAATCCTGATACGAAAGCAATAGTAAATGAGATATTATCAGCATATTGGAAGTCAGGTGAGAAACCACCGAAGCAGTTAGTTTTGTTTAGAGAAATGAAAGATGTTCCTGTAGAAGTTTTGGTAAGTCATTACAGGCAATTATTAAATCGGTTGGCAGAGAGGAAAAATAAATTAAAGGAATTCCAAAATGAGTATAGATAAGAAAAAGATATTAAATTTTGTGCTAAATAGGTTTAATGTGATGAAAAAGGCTAAGGTTCCAATAGACGAGAGAGCGTATAAGAATTACAAAATGTATCATTTGATAATAGATGAAGAGGATAAGAAGAAGAAAGAGGAGTGGCAGGCAAATTTGATAGACCCGTATTGCTTTATATTGAGCGAAGGAATATTGGCTCATATTTATGATGCATTTTTCAATTCTGATAAGTTTGTTGATATAGAAGGGCAAACAGAAAAGGCAATAAATAAAGAATTGAATGTAGAGGAGGTTTTAAATTATTTATTGATAAAGGCAGGGATAAGAGAGAAGGCGGTTGATATAATAAGAGCTGCAATTAAATATCCTGCCGCTATTGTGAAATTGAAATATAATTACTCGGTTGGAAAGAGGTTTAAATTGGAGAATAATAGTAAAAAAGTAGAGAAGTATATAAAGTATGATTTACCTGATTTTGAGTTAATACCGATATGGGATTTTTATGTTGACCCGCAGGCCACGGAAATGGAGAATGCAAGGGATGTAATACATAGGTCAATAAAAGATTATAATGAGCTTCTGGCAGAGGCAAAGAGAGTGAATGAGATATTAGGTGAAGAGGTTTATGATATAAAAGAGATTGATGAGTTAAAAAATAGCGGTTTTGTTTTTGAGAATGAGAATAATCCATTGTATCAAAACTTTAAAGCAACAGAAAGTGATGAATATTATAAGAATATAGAGCTTTTGGAATATTGGGGGAAGTATGATATAAACGAGGATGGTAATTTGGAGGATGTTTTAATAGTAGTAGCAAATAGGGAAAGGGTAATAAAAGCAATAGAAAGTCCATATTGGACGGTAGAGAAGCCATTTGTAAAGTTTGAGATAATAAGAAAAGAAAATGAATTTTGGGGGCATTCAATACCTGAGTTGATAGAGAGTAATTGGGAGGAGATAGTAAGTTGGCGAAATATAAGAATGGATATAGCGAAGTTATTGGTAAAGCCACCAATGCAAGTTCCAATGAGTTTGAATTATTTAGAGAAGGATTTAAAATTGGAGCCTGGGAAGATATTGTTTTATCCTGGTGAGACAGCATCAATTTCGTTTTTACAATTACCGGCACAGCAGTTATTGTCACAGATAGAGATACAGGATTTGAAACAGGATATGCAACAGACAGCAGGACCAACAGACCCAATTTTGGGTTCAAATGTCGGAAGAGGAGTAAATCAAACAGCAAGAGGAATATCAATTATGGCATCATCGTCACTGGCAAGAATAAATATTATGGTTCAAACTTTGGCAGAAAGTTTTAAGAAATTGGTCAATTATTATGTAGAGCTTATAAGACAATATCAAACAGAAGCAATAACAATAAGAAAGGAAAAGGAGTTTATTAAATTGGAGCCTGAGGATTTGTTTGAGGATTTTGAATATACAATCAATTTTAGGAATGTGAAAGAGAATATAGAATTAGAGAAGCAGGAGATAATAAATTTAATATCAATTTTAGGGAAAATACCTGGAACAAATATAGAGATGCTTGTTAGGATATTGCTTGAATACTTTCCGAGATTGAAGGGGAAGATAGAGCAGGTATTAGGAATAGAAGAGAAGAAGGCATTAGAAAATATGCAGAATGTAGCAAATATGGAGCAGGCGGTTGCGAATGAACTTCCAATTGGGACAATGACAGGTGCTCCTATGCAGATACCACCTGAGATTACACCATCATTGAAAGAGAGAGTTGAGACTTTGCTTAAAGGGACACCATCAATAAAAAGGCCTTTGGGAGATGTAAAACTTCAGAATTTGAATTTATTGGAGTGAAGTTATGATATTTAGAAAAAAAAGAGAAGAAGAGAAAGATGAAAGGATAAAGGAAATAGTAAGGATAAGTCGGACAAGAGGATATAAAGCGATAATGGAGTGGATAGGGCAACAGCAGGAGAGTATAACAGGAGGACTTTTAAAAGAGAATAAGATTGAAAATATATATAAATTGCAGGCAAAATATGAGGCATTTGGTGAAATATTAAGTTTTATGGAATATTGTTATAAGAAAGGAGAAGAAAGGGATAACTCTCAATAAGAGAGCCCCTTTAAGAAAAAAAACGGGAGAACTTCCTTTAAGAAGGAAGCCCCAGAAAAGGAGAGAAAATTATGGAAGAAAAAGAAATGGAACAACAGAATGAAAATATTGCTTCTTCTGATGTGTCTGAAACTAAAGCCGAAGGTAATGTATTTGGCGGACCTTCAGGCGAGGAGTTTGAGACATCTGAGGAAGGAGCAAAGGAGCAAGCTTCTGGGAAAACCGAAGCGAGCGATGAGGAATGGGTAATTCCCGGGAAGTTTAAAACAATTGAGGAAGTGCGAAAGGGATTTAAAGAGACAGAGAAGTATTTAAAGAAGCTTGAGCAAGAGAGGAAAGAGTTAAGGGAAGTTCTGGAGAAGGTTGCCCCTCTTTTGCTTGAGGAGAAGCAAGGGAGTGGAGAACAATTTTCTTCAGAAGAGCTAAAGGAGAAGTTTTTAGAAGCATTTGAGCAGGACCCAATTGGGGTGCTTTCAGCTCTTTTAGAGACAGCAGTTGAAGAAAAAATTACGCCTGTTATAACACCATTACAGCAGAATTATGTTGTTCAGAGGTTACAGGAGATAGATGAGAAGGTGCAGGCAGAGTTTCCAGAGTTTGATATGCATAAGAATCAGCAGTTGGTAGCAGAGGAGTTAAAAACATATCCTGAGGAGTTTAGATATAATTATCCTGAGTTGGCATTGAGGACAGCTGTTTTAAGTGTTATAAAGAAATTGGAGAAGGAAGGGAAGTTGGAGCAGATAAGTAAGGCAAAAGAGGAAGGAGCAGAACAGGTGAAGCAGAAAATACTTGGAGCTGATACATTGACATCAAAGGCAAAAACAGGCGTTAAAAAGAGTGAGAATGATTCAATACTTGAAAGCATCTTAAATGCTGGGTCCAGAAGAGGTGTTTTTTAAACAAAAATTTGAGTTTGCTTAAAAAATTTAAACTAAAATTTTAATTAAAAGGAGGAAAAGGATATGGCAGATATAATAACAGGGACAAGAACAACATATAACATAAATCAGGAGCAACGGGTAATTGATATTTCAGATAAGATAGCGTTGCTTGAGCCTGATTCTTACCCGTTGACAGTGATATTAAGACAGCTTGGAAAGAAAAAAGCTGTTAATCCTGAGTTTAAATGGATTGAAGATGAGCTTTCAGCGAGAGCAAGTAAAACTACTAATTCTGACCCACTTGGAACGGATGTAACAGAAATTCCAGTTGAGAATGTAAATTTCTTTAAGAGTAATCAAGTTGTTAAGGTATTAGCAACAGGTGAAGAGCTTTTGGTAGTGAATGTTTCGGGAAGTAATCTGATAGTGAAAAGAGGATACGGAAGCACAGAGGCAGATAACATACCGGCAAATGCTGATATATTGATAATAGGAACAGCCTTCCCTGAGAATTCAACAGAAGGGGAGATGAAAACAACTCAAACAGTGATAAAGAGAAATTACACACAGATTTTTAAAACACCATTCGGTGTTTCAAGGACAACAGCCCAGACAGAGCAGTATGGCGAGAAAGAGCTTGCATATTTAAGACGGAAGATGGCAATTGAACACGCAGTAGATATAGAGAGGACATTGCTATTTGGAGAGCCAAAAGAGGATGTGAATGAGAATAGAAGGAAAACAGGCGGGGTTTTATACTGGATTAAAACAAATGTTCATACACCGCGTATTAATGAGTTTGATGAAGGTGATTTTTTAGATTTTTTAGAAGTTGTATATCGTTATAACCGATTGGATAGGGGGTCGTCAAAGATTACATTGCTTGCTTCTTCATTTATAGTTAAAAAGATAAATGAATGGGCGAAAAATCAACTTATAGTTCCAAATAAGTCGGATACATACGGGATTTCAGTTGTTCAGTATATTCATCCGTTTGGGAGCCCACTTAATATAATCAATCATCCGCTTTTAGTTGCACCTGGATATGATAAGTATGCAATTGCATTAAATATGGAGCTTTTAAGCTTGCGAATTATCCAGGATACGATATTGAAGACGAATATTCAAAATCCGAATGTAGATGGCGAAGTTGATATGTATTTAACAGAGTTGGGATTGGAGTTGCAACAGGAGAAAAGGCACGGGGTTTTGAAAGTAGTAGGATAAGAGGGATTTAAATTTAAAGGAGCTTGCGGAGTTTTATTAAAAGACTTCGCGGGCTCTGTTTTTTAAATTTTTTAAAAGGAGGAAAAGATATGAAGTTTTATAGCAAGTATGGAAGTTACACTATTAAGATAGGGGGACAGAAGATAATTTTTCAGAATGGGGTTTATATTACAAATGACAAGAAATTGATTGAGGAGATGGAGAAATATCCAACATTTAATAAAGATTTTTGGAAGGAGAAACAAGAAGAGAATAAAAAAGGAGGGGAGAAGGTAAAAGATGAAAATAAGAGAGTTGAAGAAACAAATAAGTGAAAGGTTGCAGTTTACAGATTATGAAAGGATAGTTGAATGGATAAATAAGGCGATAGAGCAAATAAGTTTGTATAATTTGAAACATTGCGTTGCAGACAAAGTAATAACACTTGACGGAAGTGGAAGTTATGATATTTCGGATTATTTAGCAGTTAAGAAAGTATTTAATGAAAAATTTCCTTCATTTGTAAGATTGCCTTATGAAGAATATAAAATTTTAACGGAAAAAGCAGGATGCTACGCTATTTTCGGTAATAAAATTTATATAGAGGGAAAGGATGAGAAAGTTTATTTAATTTATGTTCCAAAATTTGAAATTCTTTTGGATGATGAAGACGAGAATATAATTACGCAAAGATATCCTGAATTAGTTATTTATAATTCGTTATATCAAGGATTTATATTTCTTGAAGATTTTAATAATGCGCAGGTAGAGAAACAGAGATTTGAAAGTAGGTTGCTTGAAATAATGAGATTAGAGTGTGAAACGTTTTATAAAAATTATCAAGGATATTATTAATGAAAGTTTTAAATGTTAATAATTTTTTAGGTGGACTGAATAATAGGGATAGCTTAACAAAATTAAAAGTGAATGAATTGAGTGATATAGAGAATTTAAAGGTTAGAGAGGATGGGAGTTTGGAGAGGCGAGAAGGCTTGGTTTTGGATAAAGTTTCGGCAGAAAGCAGTATTCAGAATATATATCAATGGGTAGATGTAGATGGGAATAGGAAATTGTTAGTTGTTTCTGGGGGAAAGGTTTTTAATTATGATGGCTGGGCAGAGCTGGATAAGACAAAAAGTTTTATAAATAGTAAGAAATTAGGGTTGTTGGTATATTATGGAGATTTGATTTTGCTTGACCCACGGAACGGGACTTTTATATATAAAAACGAAATAACTTCTTCAAAGAAATGTTTTGTTAAAGTAGTTGGACAGGAAATAATTTTCTATGATGAGAATGGAGAGGAGATACCAGGCAAAAAAATTAGTATAAAAACAGATGGAGATGAAAAAGGGAAGAAATTGTTTGATATAATTGGGAATGTGAATTTGTTTGCTGTTAGGGAGTATAAGAATAAAATATTTTTGTTTGATAAAGGTGAAAATGGAAATAAGCACAGGATAATAAGGTTAAATAATTATTTTGAATATGAGGAGATGCTGGAGGGGAGCGATTTAAGGAGGGTTGGTGAAAGTGAAAATATTTTTTATGATTGTAATCCGAATGTAGCAATTTTTCAGGAAGGCTTTTTGTTTGTATTAAAGGAGCAGAATAAGATATTGAGGGTTTCGTATAATTCGTTTGCAGATATAAAGGTGAAGCAGATAACTGGGAATATAGGGAAGTTTTTAATAAATTGGAGTGGAGGGAAGATAGGGTATTTAACGACTTTGGGGGCTTTAAAGGGGGTATTGGGGGAGAAAGAAGTTTATGGGAAACATTTCATTGTTGTAGGGAGTTCTAATGGGTTCAATGGGTGGCATGTAGATGTTGGAAGAGGGGATGATGGAAATGGATATTTAAAAGTATTTGGAAATGGAACAGAATTTTTAATTAATAAATACCACTGGGAGAGGAAATGGACAGGAGATAGGCATATTAGTTGGGGATATAATAAAAGAGAATACTTAAATGTTACAAAGTCCCTTACAATAAATATAGCAACAAATAGAGCGTGGAGAGATGGGTATGGGTGGGCAAGGCTAACCGGGGTATGGATAGGAGTTTCAATCCAGGGTCGGAAATTAAACATTGATGGAATTGAGTATGTAAATTATGGAGAAATTAGCTCAACTTTTGATGTAGTTGTAGGAAATTCTGATGAAGCATACTTTAATCAGGAAATAAATTTTTGTTTAAAGCATATACGTGGTCAAGTTTTAAATTTTAAAGCGATAGGAATTTTAAATAGTGAGTTGAATGCGGTTGATTACAGGAATTTGGAAACTACAATGCCAATTGATGCTGGACAAAGTATAGTTAAAAATAATAGCGTCTATTTGTTGCTTAAAATAAATAACCAATTTTATTATTTATTAGATGACAACATTCCTTTTATAGATTTGAATTCTGGTAAAAAGTATAATGTTCCTTTGGAGTTTTCATATATTTTCAATGACGGAGTAGATTTTTATATACAGACTACAAGCGGGGTTCAGAAATTAGTTGTAGGTGAAAATTTGAGTTTGCAGTCTGTTAATAATCAAAATAGTATAACACTTTATTCGTATTTGATAGAATTAAATAAGCGTTTTAAATATATAGGTTCGCCATATACACCGAATGGATTTTATGTAAGCGGTGGGAATTTAGAGCCGGGGAAATATAGTTATAAATTGTCATTTGTATTTCAAGGGGATGTTGAATCGCCAGCGTCAAATCCGATTGAAGTTGGAATAAATCAAGTCGGGAGCATAAAGCTTACAAATATAAAAATTCCACAATATTATATTTCAATGCAAAATTTGGAAAAGGTTAAGATATACAGGAAAAAAGAAGGTGAAATTGATTATTATTTTGTTGATGAGATAATGCCATACGAAGAGGAAGAGCAGAATGGAAAAAAAATACGGACTTATGTTAGTGAATTGGAATGGGTAGATGATGGGAAGAGTGGTAATGGGAAATATATAGAGAAGCCAAATCCGTATAAGTTTAAGTATGGGACAATTCATTTAAATAGATTGGTTTTAGCAGGGGATGAGAAGAATCTTTCAATAGTTTTATATTCAAATGTAGATGCAATTGAGGATATACCTGTATCAAATTTCAGAGAGATAAATAAAGATGATGGGGATTATATAACAGGGATATATTCTTGCAGGGATTTTTTATATGTTTTTAAAAGTAATAACACATACGCAATATATAAAGATGTGAAAAATGGACAGCTTTTAGAAATATCACATAATATAGGTTGTATAACGCAAAATAGTATAACAGCAATAGATGATTTGGTATTTTGGATGGATAGGACAGGTTTTTTTATGGTTTACAGAAGACAGGTTAAAAAAATATCAGATAAGATTGAGAGATATTTTGACCCTTCTTATGAAGAGGCAATAAATATGAAATATGTTGATAATACGAGGGTAATAATAGATAAGTTTACGAATGAGGTGATATGGTTTGTGCCGACAGGGAAATCAGAGAAAAATAATTTGGCATTGATTTATAATTTTAAAATAGGATGCTGGTATAAATATAAATATCCGTATGAGATAACAGAAGCGACAATAATAGAGGAAGAAGATAGCGAAGTTCCAAAAAGGGTTTTTGGGAGTGTTGATGGTAAGATTTTGAAAGTAGAGAAAGTAAATAATGATGCTGGAAAAAGAATAAATTGGGAAATGAAAACGCCATTATACACAATTGGAGATGAATTGTATCAGAAATTGTTTAAGAAAGTGTTTGTTAAGTTTAATTCAGTTGAATTTTTTAGATTGTCATATACACCAGATTTGGTTAATTGGCGAAATGAAGTAGTAAAGAGTGATAATATAAATTATAGCAAGAATCAGATGATAAGATTATTTGATTGTAAAAGTCCATATATACAGATTAAATGTAGCGGGAATGATTATTCGGAGCCTGTTAAAATAGAGGGATTTGAAATATATTATTTGCCACTTTTAACAACAGGAGAAGGAAGATAATGGAAGAGATTGAAAGGTATAAAGATTTCTTTTTATATGCTGGAGATACAAAAGAGATAATATTTGCTTTTTATGACCAAGAGAATGTGCCATACGATATAACACTTTTTAATATTTCAGTAAAAGTTAAGGAGTCAAAATATGATGGAATAATAATAGAGAAATTTCATTTTGCAGGTTCTTCAAAGATAATAGGCGAAAGATTGGGCGAAGGCGATGATAGTAAAAAAGAATTTTTGTTTCAAAAAATAATTGAAGAAAATAGCGAGATGATATTTTTGCAGTTAGTAAAGGATGTGGATTATTCAATAGATTATGAAAATGGAATTGTAAATTTAGGAAATAGACAAAGTGATTTGGAAAGTAATGAAAAAATAATGGTAAGTTATAGTTATAATGATGGAAATGAAACAAAGGAAGTTGAGAGGGAAATAGCAAGCCAGGATGAAAGTGATAAAAGGAAATTTTATTTACAAAATTCAGGAATAATTGAAAATAGTGAGAAGGTTTATCGTGTTTTAACAAGATTTTATGATAGTGAGAATTATCAGTATAAGTATAAAATAGAGTTGGATGAAGTTGAACAGAAAAGTAAAGTTGTATTTGAGAATTCAATAGAAAATGGAATAGTAGTATATGCGGATTATGTAGATAAAGGATATAGAAGAGGGATTGTAACAGCATTGGATAATGAGGCGGATAAATATCAAATAAATCGTGAAAATAAAAATGAGATGGCAATAATATTTGAAAAAGAAGAGACATATAATTTAAAAGGGGTATATCCGTTTGTTATAGAGTTTGATAATATAAAGAATAAATATACTGTTTATAAAAATTATCTTGTAGTAGGAGAGAGATTTAAGAAATGAAGAGGATAAATATAATAGTTGATATACCAAGTTTGAATTTAATAAAAGAAAAAGTGTTTGTAGATTTGATAGAAGGGATATATAGCGGTTATGGAGCAAATTATGGGATGAAATATGGAATAAATTTTTAAAGGAGAAAAGATATGGAACCAAGAGAGAGAACAACAAATTATGGACTTGGGAAATGGTATGATGGCGATAATCCTGGCGCAAAAGAATTGAATAAGAATTGGGATATAATAGATACAGAATTAAGTAAAAAAGTTGATAAGAATTCACAAGGTGAACAGGTAATAGAAGGGAAAATTAAATTTACAGGAGAAGTAGTTGTTAATAATCCTACGAAAGAAGATAATCCTGCGACAAAATTTTATGTTGATAATTTAATACAGGGATTGGATTGGCAGGAGAGTGTAAAAGATATAGTAGAGAATTTGCCTTCAAATCCGAGTGAAGGGGATAGATATATTTATAAAGGTGAGGATGCAAATAAAAATAAGATAGCAGAATATAGAAATGGAAGTTGGGAATATATAGCAGTTGATAGCGGAACAGCAGTGTATGTAGAGAATCAAGCAAAGCAATATGTATTTAATGGAACAAATTGGGTGACATTGGCAAGTCAGACGCAACATAATTCTTTAAGTGGCTTACAGGGCGGAAATGAAACAGAAAGATACCATTTAACAAATAATCAACATTCAAAATTAATTTCATTGGCAGATGATACAAATGCTCAAAATATAATTGACCAAATTAAAAAGATAGGGAGTTTACAAATTTCACACGAGGATTGGGAGCGAGTAAGCCAAAATAATCAGAGAGTTAGAACAGACGACGATGTGCAGTTTAATTCGGTTAAAAGTAATAGTGATATAGAAGTTTTAGACCCTAATAAAGGAATAATATTACATTCGCAAAATAAGAGATTTAGAATAAGAGTTTTGGATAATGGGACATTAGTAACAGAGGAGGTAACATAAAATGGCTGAACATATAACAAAAGAAAATCATACATTAGATGATATAACAGAAGGGACTACAAATAAACATTTTACACATCAAGAGAAAGAAAAACTTGGTCAAACAGAGATTTTCACAACAGCTGAGAAAAATAAATTGGCAGGAATTGAAGAGAATGCAATTTCTTATGTTGATAGAATATATGTTTTGAATATGCTAAAATTGTCAGGGAATACAAATCAGACAACATATCAAAATTTGCCTGTTTTAAATACAGGGAAGAATTTTTTTAAAAATCTTTTTCCACCGCAGGGCTATAAAGAAGAAATTATAAGAGTTAAAGGAATAGTATGTGCAGGGTGTTATGTAGGATCAAGTGGTATAACAGGAAATTTACAGGTATTGTTTAAATTGCCTAATGTTCCTGAAAGAGTATCAAGTGAAATAGCATTTAATTCTACAACTGAGACAATATATAAGATTGAATATGATTTTGATTCGCAGGATTTGGAATTGTTAAATCAGAATTTTGATGAATTAAGCGACCCGAATTTTTATATTCAGACACAAATAAAAAAGACAGGTGGCGGTGCTGGAAATGTTTTTATAAATGTTTACGGGATTTATTATGTTTTTCGTATAAAAAATGTTTTAAATTTAGTTTAAGGAGAAAAAGAGATGCCTAATGGTAAGATGACAATAAAAAATTATTTAATACAACTTGATGAGAGAGTAAAATTTTTAACAGAAAGTATAAAGAAGATAGAAAATACAAATGCGAAATTGATGGATGAAGTAGTAAATTTGAAAGTAAAAATATATGTCATAGCAGGAAGTGTGTCGTTGATTACATCAATAGTAATGATGATATTAAGCAAGTTTTTAAAATTTTAATTAGGAGGTAAAAGAATATGGGAAAGGTAGAGATAAGAAATAGGCCTGTATCGGAAATGAAGTGGGTGCATAGACCTAAAGAGCGAAAGGAATTACCAGAATATTATTTTTTATTACAAAAAGAAAGGAAATTCCCATATAGGAATCCTGATGGTAGTATAAATTTGAGGTTGTTAAAAGCTGCAATAGTCAGAGCAAAGCAGCACGGTTATGAGGATGTGGCAAGAAGGGCAAAAGCATTGTATGAAAAATATAAAGGGAAGGAGGGATAATTTATGGATTATAATTGGCAACAGATGTTAGATGAGGCAACGAGATTAAGGGAGCAACAGATACCAATATATTTAAAGCAATTAGCACAACAGAAGGCCGAAGAGTTGGAGAATGTTAAAAGTATGCTTGGCCAACGAGGACTTTTAGGGTCAGCATACGGTCAGGCGGCATTGGGAAATATTTCAGCAAGACAACAGGCACAAACACAACAGTATTTAAATCAATTGGGGTTGCAGGATGTTCAGCAGAGGATGAATGTAGCTCAATTTTTGGCAAGGTTAGAACAGATGGAGAAGGCAAGACAATTTCAAGAAGCGATGTGGGAGAAACAAAGGAAATGGCAAGAGCAAATGATGGAAGCAAATAAACCTAAATGGTATGATTATTTGTTAGCATTAGTTCCTGCAGCTGCTACAATAGGTGCGGCGGCATTGACAGGAGGAGCAGGCGCAGCTGTTGGAGCTGGAATTGGAGCTGCTGCCAATGCTGGCCGATGATAAGAATTTTTAAGGGAGGGATAAGATATGAATTGGCGGACTTTGAATTTATTGAGTGGTGCTGCCTCTGGGTTAGCAGGGGCGTATGATATTTATAAACAGAGAAAAAAACAAGAGGAATTATCTAAATTGTTTGAGCCAATTAAGGAGAGTATAATAAATTTGCCTAAATTTGCAAAGTATAAAGAGCAGTTAAGTAAAATAGAGCCTATATATTTTGGGACACTTGCGCCATTTTTAAAATATTTTGAGGAGGAGTAAGAATATGGCAAGGGTAAATATAGGAGGGCAGTCAGGATGGACAACATTAGCATTGGCACAACAGGCAGCAAGCGGCATAACACAAGCATTACAAAATTATCTTTTAAATAAGAGATTGAAGGAGCAACAGGCAAAACTTGCAAATTTGAAAGAGATATTAGCGCCTGTATTAGCAAAGAGATTGGGAGTGGTGACGGATGAAGATTTATCTAAGATGTTATCTTCTGAACAAGCACAATTACCAACAGAGCTTGCCCAGAAAAAGCAATTTATAGAAGGTTTAAAAGAGATGCCAATAGAATATTATAAATATTTAAATTATATAGCACCGGTACAGCCGAAGGAAACGAAAGTAGAATATAAATATGAAGGATTAGGAACAAAAAGGGGTGGCGGAGGAAGTAGAAGTGAGAATTTATTAAAAGATTTAAATGATATTTTATTAATTCTGGATAGACTTGAAACGACCTTTCAATTACCACCAAAAACTATAGAAACATGGAAAGATTCTTTGATAAACGAAGCAACAAAGAAAATAAATAAGATGAGTGGAAATAATAGCCTTAAAAAACTTGAAAAACAAAATAAAAATACTTCTAATAATAACCCACCAGACCCAGTAGGTATTAGATAGGTATTAGAAAATGAATAAAATCATAGAAGAATTTAGAAAAAGATATCCTGAGTATGATGACTTGAGCGATGATTATATATGGCAAAAATTAAAAAATCCTGAAAAATTTAAATTAGCTTTTCCTGAATATGAAGATTTAGATAATGAGACAATATTAAAAAAGCTTGCTAAATTTGAGACACCAGTTGAAATTTCACCTTCTGAAAATTTAGAAGAAAAAATAATTCGCACTATACCACCTGAAAATTTACCAAAAACATTACCTAAGAAATGGGGTATGGGATTTGAAATTCCAACAGCTACTATTATTAACGCACCAAAACCTCCAGATATTAAATTGCCTATTCCTGAAACTAATGAAGAGAAAGAGGCAATAAATAGCCTTATAGAAAAAGGCGTTGCTGTTACTCCTGAAAAAATTAAAACAGAAATTGAATTGATGAAACAAAAAGAATCTCCTGTAGTGCAAATAGCAGGCGGAATAGGACAGGGTTTATTAAAAGGACTTACAGGAATGCCTGATATTGTTTTAGAAAAAGGAATTCCACTTTATGAAAAAGGTAAACCAACTACTAAATTAGGCAAAACTACAGAAAATATAACTGAACTTGCAGGATTTATAAAATCGCCGTTGTTGGGATTAGGAATTGGTGAAAAAGGAGTAGAATTAATTGGTAAAATTAAATTTGTAAAAGATACTCAAAATTTGTTGCAAAAATATGTTCCAAAATTAGCACCTCATATTACAAGAATGATAAAATCTGGAATTTCGGGTGCTTCTATATCAGGAGTATTTGCAACAACGCATAGCCTTATTAACAAAGCTTTAGATAAAGAATATAAATGGGATAATGTATTAAAAAATATTGGATTTTCAATTCCCGCAGGCTTTGTGATGGGAGCTGTTACAGATGAAATAATATACGGAATAAATAAAGCAGGAAGTTGGTTTGCCAAATATAAAGCTGAAAAACCTATCAGGGATGCAATGAAAGTTTTAGGAGTATCAAAGAATGATAATTTGGATACAATTAGAAAAAAATATGTGGACTTAATAAAAATTTATCACCCTGATAGGCCAACAGGAAATTCTGAAAAAGCAAGAGAGATTATACAGGCGTATGAATTACTTAGAAAATATAAAGCAAATGAAATATCTAAAGATTTAACTAAGATTTATCCATTTACTCCTGCAAAGCCTGAGGAAGGAAAAATAATACCATATCAATCAAAAGGAATACAAATAGAAAAATTATCTCAAATTAAACCAGAAATAGTTTTTCCTAAAGGAGAAGTTAAATCTATTTTATCTAAATCTAAACCTCTTTTAACATCAGGTAAAAGTGAAATACCTTCGGAATTATCTATAAAAGAAAGTCCAACCGAAACACCAAAAGTTAAATCTTTAGCTGAAATAATAGAGAGAGCAAAAGAAGAAAAATTACCACCTGTTTTACAAAATTTGAGTGATGAAGAATTAAAACAATTAGCTATTCCAGAATTTAGAACAGAAGAAGTTCCACTTCCTAAAGGAGTAAGAGAAGAAGTAAAAAAATATAGCCTTATAAAAGCGGTCCAGGAAAATAGAGGGATTAAACCAGAAAGCGTAAAGTTAATTGGAGATTGGAAAAATATTCCACAGGGTTTAAAACTTCAAATATTAAGGAAAGGTGGCTTAAGCATTGATGAAATGGCAGAGGAATTACAATCTAAAGGTATTTTAAGCGTCCCACCAGATAGAAGGGCTGACGATTATTTGCTTGAACAATTGATAGAAGAATATAATAATCCACCTGCTTTAACAGAAACAATTGAGGTGCCAGAACAAAGAAATATAGCAATAAGGCCAATTACTGATGATTTTGACAATGCTTTAAATCTTTTAAATAAACAATTAAAAGAAACAAAAGATAAAATTTCAAAAGAGAAGATAAAAGAAGCAATATTTAAAATAGAAGATGCAAAAAATAAATATATAGAGGAATATAAAAAGATAAATGAACCTGTTTTAAAGAAGTTAAAAGAGGTAGACAATTTTATTGTTAATTATCTTCTTGGAGAACACGGATTGCGTGAACCAAAATCAGAAATAGAAAAAGAAATGACCGAAAAAGTTTTCAAGGATAAAGTAGACCTTTATAAACAGATAAAATTTCCACCAAAGCCTGATTTAAATCAAATTATAAAAGATATTAATTCAGTAAATAATATAAGAGAAAGAGAATTTGAAAAAAAATTAGAAAATTTGATTGAAACTTCTAAAAAAACAGAAAAAAATTTTGTATATTATAATAAAGACGAAGAAAAGCTCTTTGAAAATGTGATTCCACAAAAAATGAGTATTGATGAAAATATGCCACCTGATGTTAGAAAGGCAATAAAATTTTATAATGAGAATATTTTTGATAAAAGATTTAAAAATGTATATAACTCCCGGCATTTAAATGATATGCTTAATCAAATTCTTTTTAAATTCCAAAATAATCCTAAAACACCAATTAGTGTTGGAATGATAGATATTGAAAATTTACACGGATTAAATGGTTATTTTAAACGAATTGAAGCGAAAGCAGATGCCGAAGTGCAAAAATGGCTTGATATTTTTATTAAAACTTTCAATGAATATAAAATCTCTCCACTTATTATTCGCAATGGCGATAAAGCAGATGAATTTGTATTTGTTATAGCTGCATCACAAGAAAAAACTAAAAAAATTTTAGAGAAAATAGAAAAAAGAATTGACGATGCTGTTAAAGAAGCACATTTAAATAAAATAGAAGGGCGAGATAAAAAAATAAACGGTAAGACTTATAAAGTCATTGGAACAGGATTTACAATGGTAGCAGATTCATTATCTCCTGAAGATACATTAGAAACATTAGATGAACGATTAAGTGAGCAACTTTCACAATATAAAAATGTCCGGGAGAATAAAAAAATTTTAACAGAAGGAGGTGATAAAAATGTCAATGAGGCATCTTTTGGACAAATTGGGATTCAAGGACGAGGACGAAATGGTGAAAGCTTTGGAGAAGGAACCACACATCCAAAGAATGATGAAGGAAAAGGAGAGAATGGAGAGATTATGGCAGGAAAAGGAGGCTTACGAGAAACGACTTCTGAAACATCCGGAGGACGAGATAGCAGCAACGGAATATCTATGGTTTCTGAGGGACAACGACTTATGGGAATGGATATCGGACCCGGTAAAGGAGATACTTATAAACAAATGGCAGGAATGGAAAAAAAGAGCGAAGGAACTGGAGGAACAGGGATTTCTAAAAGTGGAGAACAAGGAAAAGAAGGAGAACAAGTAAGCGGTGCAGGTTTACCACCAAATCAACCGCCACCTTCAACTCCGTCTGGTGAATCATTTGATTTTTCTGATTTTGAATTGTTTAAAGATATTGCCCAGGAATTGGGACCTCAAAGAAAAAAGAAACTAATTGATAACTTAATTAAACGGGCTAAATCTAAATTCTTTTCTAATGAAACAAAAGAAAAACTTTTACAGATTAACCCAACTTATTTTACTCAAAAAGTAAAGTCTTATGTTGATTTTGCTAATATCATAATTAATAACTTTCAGCATCAAGATATTGTTAATTTAATAAAAGAAGTTCCAGAAACAGAATTTCCACCTAAATTAAAAATTGCTACTGCTATTAAATATGCTGAGAAACTTGATAAATCACAGGATTATGATAAAATACTTGATATTGTCAATTATTTAGACGAGTATGGAAGGGAACTTGGTAGAGGAATCGTCTTATTTAGATACCTTATTCCTAAATTATCTCCTGTAGCAAAAGGAAAAGTTATAAATAATGTCCTTGATAGAATAAATCAACGCTTTAATGTTAATTTTTCTGAAGAATTTATAAAAGAAATAAAAACAAGATTTTTAGAGGCTTTAAAAATATCTAATCCTGAAGAGAGAGAATTAGAAGTAAAAAGAATTTTAGATTCAATAGCAGAAAAAATTCCATTAAGATTTAAAGAAAGAATTACTTTATTTAGATATGCTAATATGTTATCTAATCCCCGTGCACAGATTAGAAATTTCTGGAGCAACCTTGTTCAAACTTTTATAACTCTTCCTGTTGATAATTTAAGTGCTTCATTTATAGAATTTATTAAACATCCTTTTAAGTCAGAAAAAAGAGAGGTTAACCTTTATGATATTCCACTTTATTATATAAAAGCTATAACAGCTATGCCAAAGGCTATACAAGCTTTTGTAAATACTTTCAAAGAAAAAGCAACACTTTCCACCAAGTCTTTTGATTTATCACAAAATAGTATGCTTGATTATATTAACTCCGTCAGATATAAAAAATTTGGTGGTAAATATCCTAACCTTGTTTTAAATTTAATGGAAGGAGCGGATAGGTTTTTCAGAACTTTAATTCAAGAAGGCGAAGAAGCAAGATTATTAAAAAAAGGTTTACCACCAGATGAAGCTTCAAAAAGAGCATTAGAACTGGCTGACAAGTATTTGTTCCGAAAGCCATTAGGAAATGTTGAAAATGAAGGCTATTTTATTCGGGCTATAGATAGTATAGGAAAAATAGCATTGGAGTCGAGGAATATTAGAAAATATCCTGTATTAAGCACATTTTCAAGATTATTCGTTCCGTTTGTTACAACTCCAATCAATATTGCAAAAGAAGGATTAAGATATACTCTCATCGGCTCGGTTGGAAAAAAGAAATGGTCTTCTTTTGATATAGGAACATTAATAGTAGGAACATTACTTACTTATTATGGATTTCAAAAAGCTTCAAAAGATGAAATGACTTTTTTACCGCCAAGAACTCAAAAAGAAAAGAAATTATTTTATGAATCCGGTAGAAAACCATTTTCAATTAAAATCGGTAATAAATGGATACCTGTATATTACTTTGGAGCATTCAGCATACCTTTATTATTACCTGCAATTATTTATCATTATAATAGAATTGGAACTGCTAATGAAAGCACTACTGAAAAAATAATAAAAATTGCCCTAAGTATGAACAGGATTATAACAGAACAAACTCCAACTCAAAATATATCAGATTTATTTAGCGTTTTAGAAGGTGATGTTGATTATTCACTAAGTAGAATAGCAGGGAGTATAAGTGGACAATATATACCGGCCTCAGGTTTCTGGCGTTATTTGAATATAGTTTTAGACCCTGTTTATAGAAGAAGTAAAAAATTGAAAGAAGAGATAATTAAAAATTTACCACCTGTTTCAATAGAAAGTGATAAAGGAAAATTGAAAGTAAAAATAGAACCTCTAACAAAAAGATTGATGCCTTATCTTACTCCTGAAAATAAACCTGCTATAAGAGATTGGACAGCAAAATTTTTGCCTTACGCAATCGGAACACCTAAAAATAGATGGGAACAAATATATAAAAATTTATTAAGAAGAAATCAAATTAAAAAATTAAGAAATAAACTTAAAAATGAATTAAAAGAAAGATTAAAGATAGAATATTATAATAAATTAATTCCAGGAATGGAGGAAGAAAATGAATAAAATAATGTTTTTTTCAAAAGAGACTGAAAAAATAATAGATGATACTATTAAAAAAGGAATTGAACAGGTTAAAGATTTAATAGATGTGAATTTAGTAAAAGCAATAATTTCTGTTGAAAGTAATTGGAATCCATTTGCTATAAGATTTGAACCTGAATTGAAAAATACAAGATGGTATAAAAATAGTTTGAAAAATATTGAGAATATAACAGATTTTCATTTTTGTAGTTTCGGTTTGATGCAAGTTTTATACGGCGTTGCATTGAATTTGGGTTATACAGGAAATCCTTTGGGACTTTTTGACCCTATAACAAATATTCACTACGGAACAAGTTTGCTTTTAAATTATTTGAGAATTTATAAAAATATAAAAGACGCTATCTCTTCATATAATCAAGGAAGCCCTAAAAAAGATAAAGATGGAAAATATTTAAACCAGGCGTATGTTGATAAAGTTTGTAAAGCTTATTTAGAATACGGAGGAAAATTGTAATGCCATTAACAGAGAAAGGCAAAAAAGTTTTAAAAAAGTTAATTGAATATTACGGAGAGGAAAAAGGGAAAAGTATATTTTATGCTTTAATAAATTTAAAAAGAAAGGGGAGCGAAAAATGGCACAAAAAGAAAAAAGAGTTGTAAAATATATGAGTAGAAAATTTTTGTTGGTTTTAGTGGCAATAACAATCCTGGCAGTAGCCTTTTTTACTACAAAAAAGATGACAGCAGATAATTTTGTTTGGGGTCTATGCGGGCTTGTAGCAACTTATATAACTGGAAACGCAGTTGTAAAGTTTTCAAAACAAAATGATGATTAG